GGTGGACGTCGACGCTGTGATAGTGCGTGGCGCCGCCCGTCGGGTCGTCGAGGGTGCCGGCGACGGCGCGGCGGGCGATGCGCCTGGCGATGGCGAAGATCGGGTCGGCGTCGGTGACCGCGAGCAGCTTCGCGCGGTTCGGATCGTCCTCGTTCCAGCAGGAGAACTGGTAGGCCTTGGTGCAGACCGAGGCGACGGTGCGGCCCCACCAGCCGGGGCGGTCGACGCGGTTCATGACGACGGCGGCCACCGCCTCCATGCCGCGCACCGGCTCGCCGCGCGCCTCGCCCCAGATCGTGCGGGCGAGCAGGTCGACGGGGTCGTTCGTGGTTCGTTCTCTGATGGGGATGAGCTTGGCAGGCATGGGTGGTCTCCTTTTGTGGGTGTGGTCGTGGGGGGCGTTAGTGGGGGCAGTCGCTCATCCCCTCCCTGAGGAGGGCGCGGAGCGCCCGTCTCGAAGGGCGGGGATGAGCGGGCGCACGGACGGTGGGCCGGCCCCGTACTTCGAGACGCCGCCTTTGGCGGCTCCTCAGCACGAGGCCTAATGGAGGGTGCGCTACACCTCGAACCGGGTCTCGGCCTGGATGTCGGGGCCGCCGGGGCGCCAGTCGCGGCGGGGCAGGACGGGCACCGGGCCGATGCGAACCGGTTCGGCGAGCACGGCGCCGGCGACCGCGTCCAGGCCGTCGTCGCGGCCGCGGCGGCCGGGCCGCCATTCGCGCATCTCCGACGGGAACGGCGTGTCCCACACACTCTCGTGCGCCCAGAGCCGGTTCGCCGCCAGCAGCGGGTCGAGCGCGTCCAGGATGCGCCGGTCCTTGGCGCGGTGGCTGGCCACCTCGACGACGGTGCAGCCGACCTTGCGGGCGCCCATCGCCTTGCGCAGCATGCCTGGCAGGAAGCGGCCGAGGCCGTTCTGCTCGACCACGACGCGCGGCAGGTGCAGGTCCGCGACGAAGTCCGCCACCTGTCGGCAGAGCTGGTCGGCCTCCGGCTCCGGCGAGGCCGGGTCGTGGGTGAGCCAGGCGATGCGGTGCAGATAGCGCCGGTCGTTCTCGTCGACGAAGACGGCGGCGACGACGCTGCCGTCGCCGCGCTCCGGCGCGCCGAAGGCCGGGTCCCACCAGCAGCCGGCGGCGACCATGCGGCGCCCGTCGAGCCGCAGCTCGGCGCGGCCCTGCACCTCGCGGTATTCCAACTCCTCGCGGTAGAGGGTGATGCGGTCGGGGTCGAGCCGTCCGTCCTCGGCGCTCATCGGCTGGAGCAGCATCTGGCTGGCGAAGCGCGCCGGGCCGGTGCTGGCGCGGATGCGCTCCACCACCTCGGGCGGGAAGCGTTCCGGCCAGGGGCTGACGCCGTCCGGCCCGACCAGCGGCACCTCCAGGCGGACGAAGCCGTCGAGGAAGGCGCGCTCCTCGCCGGCGTCGCGCCGCGGCGCGGCAGCATAGATCGAGTAGAAGCTGTGCGGCGTGCCGGCGTAGAGCAGCAGGCCGCCCGGCTCCAGCACATAGTCGATCTCGCCCAGGCGCTCGCGCAGGGTGGCGCGCTTGCCCGCCGTGTCGGAGGTGCGCGGCACCTCGACGTCGTCGCAGACGACCACGTCGGCATGGCTGCCGGTGATGTTGCCGGAGAGGCCGCGCGCCAGCAGCGACGGATCGCGCGCCGCGTGCGGCCGCGCCACGGTGAAGCGGTCGGCGGCCCATTCGGTCCGGCGCGCCGGCAGCAGGACGCGCGTCGCCGGATGCAGCTCGACTGTGCGCCGGGCGACGCGCACCAGCTTCGCCGCCAGCGGCGCGTCGGCCGACAGCACAAGGACCCGCAGCATCGGCTCGCGGTGCAGCAGCCAGATCGCGAACAGGCCGAGCAGGGTGGACTTGCCGCTGTTGCGGAAGGCGAGCAGCAGCAGGCGGCGGTCGCCGCGGCTCCAGCGCGCGTCGAGCCAGCGGGCGATGCGCACGTGCAGCGCCGGGGTGTCGCGGCCCTGGTTCCGGTTCCACAGCCAGACGAAATAGGGGAAGCGCAATCCGGTTGGCGCAGGCTCAGTCATCCGGCTGCGCCTCCAGTTCCGGCGGCGCATCGCGCAGCAACGCCGCGAGGTCGACCATCGGATCCGGCCCCCCCGCTTCCGGCCCCCCCGCTTCCGTCGCCGCGGCTTCCGCCGCCGCGGCGCGGGCGAGGCGGCCGAGGCGCAGCAGGCCCTGCAGGTGGGCGAGGGCGCCGCGCGCCGCCGCCGGGTCGGTGTCGGCCGCGGTGCGGTACTGGTCGAACACCGTCCGGACCAGGCCGGGCAGGGCGGCTTCGATCTTCGCCGCCTGCTCGGCGAGGGTTCCCGCCGTCACCAGCCCAGCAGCTTCGTCGCCAGCCAGCCGCTCAGGCCCAGCAGGCTGACCACGGCCGACAGCAGGGTCGTCATGATCCGCCATTGCAGGCGCTCGATCGTCAGGCCGACCTCGCGCAGGCCGGTCCGCAGTTCGGCCAGCGCCTGGCGGATCTCGTCGCGGAACTCCGCCGCGCGGTCGTGCCGGCGCTCCTCGCGCTCGCGGCAGGTCGCCTCGTGCGCACGCAGCGCCCGTTCCGTCGCCGTCGCGATCTCGATCGCCCTGGTTTCGACTGCACGGGTTTCCAGATCGGGCGGCATTGTCGTCGTCCGGGCGTGCGGGCTCATCCATCGTGCCCTCCCGGGCCGCGGTTGGTGGTCATCGGTTGCTCCTGTGGATTGGCGATGTTCGGCCGGTCGCCGGCGTCCCGATAGGCCTCATGCTGAGGAGGCACCGAAGGTGCCGTCTCGAAGCACGAGGCCGGGCCGGCGTCTTCAGGGCGTGGGCTCGGGGTCCGGCCATCCCCGCCCTTCGAGACGGCCCTGGCGGGCCTCCTCAGGGTGAGGATGGCCTACTGGCAGGTCGAAGGCCGGTCGCAGGGTCGGGATCAGGCCTCGGCTTCGAAGACGATGCCGTTCAGGTTGAGCTTGGTGTTGCTGCCCTTGCCGAGCGCCACGGTGCCGTTCGAGCTTGCCGGGAAGACGAACAGCTCGCCGGCACTGGCGGTCGGGTCGCCGGTGGTGACGCCGAAGGGCCGGATGACGTTGGGCCGGAAGCCGGGCGGCAGCTGGAAGATCGGCGCGGTGGTGGCCACCGTGCCGCCCTTCACGCTGCCGCGCAGTTCGACCGTGCCGTCGGGGCGGCGGCGGTACTGCGGCTCCTGGTGGGTCGGACTGAAGCCGGTCCAGCCGTTCAGCAGCGGCGGGCGGATCCAGTTGCCGTTGCCGCTCACCGGCCGCGGGCGCACGGCGCGGCAGAGTGCTGCGGCGAAGGCCTTGGCGACGGCGACCTGCCCCTCGACGGTCGGGTGGATGTTGTCGTTGTACCAGCCGAGGCAGGTGCCGAAGGCGTCGGCGACGTTCGCCATCTCATGGCCGTTCTGCGCGCAGAACCGCTTCACCGCCGCGCGGTAGGCGCCGCCCTTCTCGTAATGGGCGGCACCGACGCCGACGACACCGGAGATGTCGTTGCGGGTGAACACCGGGAAGACGCCGAAGATCGGCACCGCGCCCGCCGCGACGATCCCGTCGGCGATGGCGGCGAGGTTCGCCCGGAACGTCGCGAGCGGCGTCTGCGCCTGGACGTCGTTGGTGCCGACCATGACCAGCACATGGCTGTGGCCGGAGAGGTCGAGGTCGTCGACCGCCGCCGCCCAATAGGCGCTGGCGGTGCCGCTGACGGCGTGGTTGGCGATGTTCAGCGGGCCGATCCCGGGCAGGTTCACCGCGGCGGCCTGCAGCAGGTCCGGCCAGGGCAGCGACGCCCAGGCGCCGTAGCTGATGCTGTCGCCGATGACGCCGACGGAGAGCGGGCGCGGGCTCTGCGGCAGGTGCCGTGTGGTCCGCACCGGGTCGAGCAGCGTCACGGTGCCGGAGACGTGCCAGCTGGCGGTGAAGCCGATGTCGGCAATGAAGTTAGCGATCGCGTGCCGGTGGATCAGCCAGTCGTTGACGTAGACCTCCACGGTGCCCGCATCGACCAGCCGCAGGCCGAGCGTCACCGAGGCGCCGGCGGGTGCGAGGGCGTAGGCGCCGCCGTTCGGCGTGGCCAGCACCTTCACGACCCCGCCCGGCGTCTCGATCACCTGCATCTGCGGCAGGCCGGAGAAGAGGGCAAAGTCGTAGCGCTTCAGGTCGGTAATCAGCACGGCGGAGACGAAGCCGCCGGCCGCGGCGGCGCCCGCGTCGCGGAACGTGACCTCGTACTGCTCGCCGACGACCGGCGGGCGGTTCAGGAACACGCCCTCCTGGCCGCTGGCGAAGGCTTCCTCCCAGGAGACGCCGTCGGCGGTTACGCTTCCGGTGAAGGCGCCCTTGGTCGCCGTGCCGGTGATCGAGGCGCCCGTCCAGCCGTCGTCGAAGTTCAGCGCCTCGATCCTCTGGTCGCAGGCCAGCGCCGCGGCGGCCGCCGTGCCGATGCCGTGCAGGGCGAGCGGCACGGCGTGGTTCGCCGGCTTCAGGTGCTGCGTCTGGTGCACCGGGTTGTGCACCGTCAGCGGCGTGGCCAGTGCCATGTCGCGCGTGTTCGGGTTCTCGTCGACCGTCACCACGACGCCCGGATCCGCCTCGACGACGCACCCCGACAGGTCGGGCCGGCTGCCGGCGAAGCGGTAGGTGCCGGGCCCGGGCAGCCACACCGCGCCCTGCGCTCCGGCCGCGGCGCGGGCGGCCTGGAAGGCCGGCAGGTCGTTGGTGGCCCCGTCGCGCTTGGCGCCGAAGTCCAGGATGTTGGCGCGGTCGGCGAAGCGCACGGCCAGCGTGCGCGGGGCCGCGGACCCGGTCGCGACGACGATGCTGCCGGCGGCGTCCGCCGGTCCCGCGGCCGGGTCGACAGCGGTCGGTGCGCCGAAGCCGTCGAAACCCAGCAGCCGGCCGGCGCGCTGGGCACGCGGCGGCAGGGTGGCGTCGATGTCCTCGTCCGCGGGGCCGAGGCGCAGCGTGCGGGCGCGGTCGACGTCGAGCTGCTGCAGTGCCGCGGTCTGGTAGTCAAGTTCGTCGTTCAGGGTGCGGGCCCGGAAGGCGCCGCCCTCCTGGAAGTCGGTGGTGCGCGCGATGACGAGGTCGCGCAGCAGCGTCACCCGGACGCCGGCCGGCGGGGCCGTGTCGAAGGCGACCGTGCCGCCGGCATCGTCGCCGGCACCGCTGACCGTGAAACCGGCGGTGCGGCGCTCGTCGTCGAGCCAGACGCCGAGATCCTCCGCGGAGAAGATAGGGAAGGGATAGACGAAGCCGGTCTGGACGCCGTCCGCGGCATACTGCACGCGCGGCGAGGCGTCGCCGATCCGGATGTGATCGGTGGTCATCGAAGTGCCTTTCGGATGGATGATCGAGCCGCGGGGGCGGATGTCGGCGGTTCAGCGCGCGAGGTCGTCGGGGCTGAAAGGTATGTTGTCGAGCACGAACCGGCTCTGATCGAGCAGGCTGCGACGCCGGTCGAGCGCGAGGCCGGCGCGGATGTCGCGGAGTTGACGCTGTCGGCGCGCGAAGGCCTCGAGGGTGTCGGCCTCGCTCTCGTCGACGAGGCCGGCGAGCAGCGCTTCGCCGGAACCGCCGGCCGAGCCGCCGCCGCTGGCCCCGAGGCGTGCCCGTGCGGTGGCGTTCGCCAGTGCCAGCGCCCTGGCACGCCGCCGTTCCTCCTCTTCGAATTCGGCCCGAACCTGGTCGCTGCGGACGCGTGCCTGCAGTTCCTGCTGTTTCTTCGAGAGGGACAGCTGGCTTGCGCGGGTCAGCAGGTCGGCACCCGCCAGGCCCCCCAGGGCGAGCGCGGCGACGGAAATGGGAGCGGCGGCCATCAGTCGTTCACCTGTAGTCGCGTGTTGACGGAAAGGATGGTGCAGGGCAGCGGCGCGTCCTGCGCGACGCGCCAGACCGGTGCCGCCGCCGGGCCGAGGTCGCCGCGGCGCCAGCCGAGGGCGCGCACGCGCCGGTCGCCGGTGAAGCGCGGCGCCGGCCCGTCGAGCACGCCGGCCGGGCCGATCCGCCGGAAGGCGAGGTCGGCGAAGCCGCGGCCGATGTCGAGCCGCAGCGCGCCCGTCTCCAGCAGGCGGAAGGTGATCTCCACCGGCCGCCACGTCCGGCCCTGGACCGAGCTTTCGCCGAATGCCGGCGGCAGCGGCTCCACCTCGTGGGTATAGGCGAGGCCGGCGACGACGCTCCGCGCCGGTGCATCGAGACGGATCGTCCCGTCGGTCACCAGCGCGTCGGGGCGCAGGGTCCCGTCGGCGACGATCCGTAGCGTGCGGCCCTCCAGATGGCTGAGGCCGCTCCACGTGTCGGTCGGCTCATCGGCCTCGCCGGTCAGGGCGCTGTCGGTCAGCAGACCGTCGTCGAAGGCCTCGACCAGGAAGGCGCCGTCGCGCTCGACCAGCAGCCAGACCGTACCGCCGGCGCACGCCGCCGCCCGGAAGGCGCCGTCGGTCGACTGGAACGTCCAGGCCGTCACCTGCTCGGCGCGATAGACGGTGAGCGTCGCCAGACCGCCGTCGCCCAGCACGACATGGAAGAGGCGCCGGCCGGGGTCGTAGTCCTGGTCGACGGGGTCGCGGAAGGCGTGCCGGGCGAGCAGCGCCAGGTCGGTCGCCTGATAGGCCTGCTCGATGTCGGCGAACAGGAACTCGCGCAGCTCGCGCCCGCTGCGTGCCGCGAACAGGGTGGCGCCGTCGACGTCGCGCGGCGGCACCTGTCGGGATACGACCGAGCCGACGCGCGTCTGCCGGCGGACCTGTAGCGCCGCCGGGGTCAGCGGCTCGCCGGTGACCATCCATTCGGCCCCCGAGGTGAAGACCTGCAGGTGCCGGCCGGAGAAGACGGCGCGGATGGCGTTCACCTGGTCCGACAGGATCGGGAACTCGATCGCCTCGTCGTCGAGCCCGGTGCCCAGGTCGAAGTTGAAGAACTCGCCCGACTTGGACAGCCACAGCCGGTTCGGCTGGTCGCGGCTGCCGCCGAGGACGAGCCGGTCCTGGTGGAAGCAGACCGAGGCCGGCCAGCCGCGGACGGCGGAGAAGGCGGCCTCGTCCCAGTCCGTGGTGGCGGCGGTGTCTTCGAGGTCCTCCTTCACCGTCGCCGTCGCCTGGGTGGGGGAGACGACCGTGGCGATCTCGACCTGCCTGCGCTTCAGGCGGACGCGCAGGCCGGCATGGTCGGCGACGAAATGGTCGGCCGAGGCCGTCAAGGTGACGGTGCCGGTCGTGCCGCTTGGCGTCAGGGTCACCGCGTCGGCGGCGAAGCGCTGGAACGGCACGCGCAGCAGCCCGTCCTCCTCGACGAACGCCCATGGGGCGATCGTCCACACGCTCTCCGACGTGCGGCTGACACGGCGCGGCGGCAGATCCGGATGCACCACCAGAAGCGTGTCGGCGGACTGGGTCCAGACCAGCTGCGGCAGGTGTGCCGCCGACCAGGGCGAGGCGACGGACGCCACCGGTTCGCCCTCGCGCAGGATGTCGATCCAGCCGTCGGTCAGCACCAGCAGGTAGGTCTGCTCGGTGTTGAACTCGAAGGCGGCGAGGCGGCCGGGGCCGCGCGCCGTCGCGACGAAGCGGGTGCCGGCCCGCCGCGCCACGCCGCCCGTCGGCCGGATGAAGACGTTGCGCAGCCGTGCGGCGCCGTTCGCGTAGGCGGTGAGTTCGCCGCGGCCGAGCAGGTCGGGCGACAGTTCGCCCGCGGTGAAGCTGGTCTTCAGATGGTCGAGCCGGCTCATCCGCGCGCCTCCACCAGCGGGAAGCGGTCGAGCGCCTGGGCGGTCTCCTGCTGCGCGTCGATCAGGCGGGCGCGGCGCATCTCGTCGTCGGCGAGCTTGAAGAGCAGCTGCGCGCGGGCCGTGCTCTCGGTGACCGGCGTGCAGAACTCCGCCGCCAGCCGCGCGATCAGCGCCTGGTCGAAGAAGGGTGGGAAGTCGGCCTCGGCCGGGCGGAAGATGTAGGTCAGCACGATCTCGTCGGCCGAGGCGTGCAGGCGCCGTTCGGCGATGCGGTAGGGCACGCCGCCCCCACTTGTACCGCCGGTCGAGATGCCGCGCAGGAAGTCGGCCGGCAGCTGGAAGGCGTGGTCGTAGTCGGCGACCGGCGACGCGGCGAGGCGCGGCAGCCGCACCTGTCCCGTGGCGAAGCCCCACGGGTGGCCGGACAGCAGCGCGTCGCGCGTCGAGGGATACAGGTTCGCCGCCACCTCGGCCTCGGCGGTCCCCTCCTCGAAGGAGGCGATCGGCGCCGCGCCGAGCTTCAGCAGCGCGCGCGAACAGAGTGCGAGCGCGGTCAGGGCCATCGGATGTCTCCTCGGGGAGGGGAAGCGGGGGTCACGCCATCGCCGCGACGGTGACGGTGCCGCCGGCGTTGGTCGCGACCCGGCGGATGCCGGCCGAGCCGGCGCTGTCGCCAATGACGATCAGGTCGGCGACGCGCAGCATGGGGGCGGCCTCGTTGAAGTAGCCGGAGGCCGTGATCGCCGCGAGCGCGTCACTGCCGCTGCCGTACTGCCAGAGCGTGAAGCCGTTGGCGTAGGCGATGACGGAGAGGTTCCTGGACTGGAAGGCCATGGGGAGTCCTTTCGTGGGCCGGACCGCCCCGTGCTTCGAGACGCGGCGCTGCGCGCCGCTCCTCGGCATGAGGCGGTCCTATTGGTCGGATTTTGGAAAGCCCTCGTGCTGAGGAGCGCCCGACAGGGCGCGTCTCGAAGCACGGGAGCGGAAAGAGCCTTCAGCTCTCCAGGCAGCGCAGCGTCACGACGCCCGCGGCGTCGACGATGACGGCGCCCTGGCTCATCGAGTTGGCGACGAACCAAGCGGCGCGGTCGCCGTGCCAGGTGATGTCGCTCTTCACGTCCGCGCCCGAGGCGTGGCCGATCGCGGTCTTGTGGTACCAGTGGCAGGTGCGGACCGAGCCGGTCAGCGTCAGGCCCGAATGCGGCATCCACAGCGTGCCGAGCCAGCGCTTCGCCTGGGTGCTGCGCCAGGGCAGTTCGTCGGCACCGACATAGTCGGCATTGGCGAACTCCTCGATGTCGAGCAGCTGGCTCCACTGCTTCCAGCCGATGACGGCGTAGCGCTGGCCGTCGTCCGGCACGTCGGCGCCGCCCAGCGCCTCGAACGCCGCCAGCACCTTCGCCTTGGTCAGGCCGTCGGCGGCACCGCCGGCATAGTTCGTCGACGTGTCCAACTGCTTGATGATCAGCTCGTCGGTCTTGCGGCCGAGGGCGTAGGCGCCGGCGTTGGCGATCACCTGGCGTTCGTCGGACTTCACCTTGATGTCGTCCAGGCGGTCGACCCAGTCGCCGGCGTAATAGTCGTAGAGGAAGCACTCCACCGGCGTGTGGTTCAGGTTCATCACCGGGATCTGGCCGTGCCGCGACTTGGTGGCGGCGGTGCCGGCGCCGACGCGCTGGAAGGTGGTCGAGCTGCCCTTGATGTTGCCCTTCGAGCGCACGGTCTGGCGCAGCTTCGAGCCCATCCGCTGATAGGCCATGTGGACGTCCGCCTGGAAATGCTTGACGAACGCCTGATCGATCGAGGTCGACATGCGGTTTGATCTCCTTTTGTTCTCTAAAATGGCGAAGCGCGGTCAGCGCGCGTCGCCGAACAGGCGGCGGAAGCCCTCTTCGACGTGGTTGACCAGCTTCGGGTCGCGGTCGCGCCAGTAGCGCGGGTCGCGCATCAGCGACCGCAACGTGTCCTCGTCCTCGGGCGGCTGTGTCGCACCACCGCCGAGGACGCCGGGTTCGCCCGACGCCATCATCTGCTTCAGCGCCATCACGCCGTCGTAGGTCGTGGACAGCGCCTGGAGCAGTTCCGGCTTCAGGTGCGCCTTGCCCCAGGCGAGCATCTGGCGCGACGCCTCGCGCCAGCGCGTCTCGCCGCCGAAGGCCTGGGCCAGGCGCTCGGTGTCGCGCTGCGCCTCCCGATCCGCCGCGTCATCGCCGACCAGCGGTACAAGCACTTCGGCGGCGAGGTCGTAGACCAGCTTCGCCTGGGCGTTGGTGAAGCCGGCCGCGTGGAGACGGGCATTCACTTCCGGGTCGCCGGTGCCGAGCGCTTCCGGCACGGCGAAGTCGTACGCGTCGGCGGAGGCGGGCGGCCGTTCGGCGCCGGCCAGCTCGGCATAGGCGCGGGCGAGGTCGTCGACCCGCACCTGTCCGGCATCGGGGTCCCAGAAGGTTTCGGGGACGTACTCCGGACGCGCAGGGGCTTCAGGCGCGTCCGTGGGCATGTTGATGTGTTCCGGCGCCGCTGGCGCCGGTTCGAAGCTGTTTTCGTTCATGGTGGTCCTTTCACAAAGTTGCGCCGCACTCCCCCTCGTCGCTTTCCCGGCCGCAGCGAAGCGGAGAGCCGGGATCCATGGGAGACGTGAGCACAGGAGCGCGCGGGTCGCTTTTCGGTGGCCTGAGCGCCGGCTATGGATCCCGGATCTGCGCGCTGCGCGCTTGTCCGGGAAAGCGAGGAGAAGGACGTGTTCAGCCGCGGCCCCGGGCGATCAGCGCCTCGATGGTGGCGACGAGGGCGCGTTGGCCCTCGACGAAGCGCAGCAGCGCCTCGCTCGCCTCGGGGCCGAGGCGGCGGTCTATGGTGACGGCGCGCAGGTGGGCGAGGGCGGTCGCACCGTGCGGGCCTGCGAAGCTGCAGGCGAAGGCCCGTGCCACCTCATCCGAGGACATCGGCCATCCCCGCGAGCAGTTCGGCCGGCAATTGCACGGCGGCGTCCGGTGCGGCTTCGGCCGGCGAACCGGCTTCCCGCATCAGTTCCGCCGGCACGCCCAGCCGCCGGCCGATCCAGCGCGCGGTCGCCGCGCCGTCGACCACCGATGCGGCGTCGGGGCCGAGCGTCGCCGTCGCCTCCAGCCACATCAGCGTCGCCCGCACCTCCGCCTCGGCCTGGATCATCGCCAGCGGCGAGCGGTATTCGAGCGTGACCGTGCGGCCGTCTATGACGATGTCGGGCACCTCGCCGCGCCGGCGCAGCAGCGCCAGACCACGCGTCACCAGGGGCGACAGGAGCTCGGACTGGAGCCGGCCGTAGGTGGCGCCCAGCACCCGCGCCATCTCGGCGGAGCGCTGGAGCACTTCGGTCGCCGTCATGCGCGGCGCGTCCACCGGCCCCAGCCTGTCGACCAGCAGGGCGTGGCGGATGCGGGCGCGCAGGTCGTCGAGCACCAACTGCGACACGTCGAACCGGCCGGGTGCCGCCAGCGGGGTCAGGCCGGCCGAGCCCTGCGCCTTCGGGATGATGGCGCCAGGGACGAGGCGCACGGTGGCAGGGTTCAGTACGCCGTCGTCGTCGGCCTGCCAGATACCGGTGACGGCGATCGAGGCGTTCTTCAGGATCAGCTCGACCACCTTGTTCGCGGTCTTGATGTCCGGCAGCGCCTTCATGACCGGCGAGCGGCCATAGACCTCGCCCGGCGCCTTCAGCCAGCGGAAGTTGAGGAAGGGCGAGGCGGCGAACCGCCCTTCGCCCAGGAGGCGCGCCTCGCCCTCGGCGGAGGCTTCGAGCACGGCCGACCAGAGATAGCCGCCCTTTTCCGGTTCGACCGTTTCCAGCAGGGCGTGCCGCGCATCGGCCGCATCACCCTCCTCGGGGTCGGGCAGGTCGGCCCTGGGGAAGCGTACCCGGATCTGCGCGGCGGTCAGTTCGGCGCGCCGGAAGGTCCGGTCGAGCGCGCCGGACGGTCCTTCCTCCAGGACGACGTCCTCGATCGGCACCGCCGTGAAGCGGAAGGCCGACGGCTCGCCCGGTTGCGCCTCCTCGAAGAGCAGCGAGGCCGTGCCGGCCGTCACCAGGTCGAGATAGGCCTGCTGCATCTCGGTCGCGAAGTTCGACCGGTCGAAATGCCGCTGCAGCGTCTCGGCCGCCCGGTCGAGCGGGGCGGCGACCGCCGCGGCCTCCTCCTGAGTCAGGTCGGGACCGGGCGCCAGGCCGAACCAGCGCGACCAGGGCGGCGTCAGTTCCGCCACGAGGCTGGCGGCCAGCTGCTCGACCGCGTCGGGCGCGGTGCCGTCGAACAGGCGGTCGGCCGACTTGGCGCCGGGACCCTCGTTGCGCGTGCGGTGCGGCATCACCTGCTCGAAACAGTCGCGCCAGTGCGATTCCCACTGGCTGCGCCGGTCGCGCGCCGCGGCAAAGCGCCGGATCAGCGCGTCGGCGCGTGTCGTGTCGGAATCCGGTTCGGACGCCATCTCACTGGATGCCATGTCACTGCCCCAGCAGGCTGCGCCGGCCGGGCGCGGTGTCCTCGGCGCGCAGCAGGCCGCGCGGTCCTGTCTCGAACAGGCCGGCGCGGCCGCGCAGGCGGCGCAGCAGCAGGCGTTCGCGCTCGCGTTGCTCGTTCTCCGCGGCGGTGTCGGGGATCGGCTCCGGGTCGGGGATCTTGGGGCTCGAGAACAGTCCGCCCATGCTCGTGTAACTCCTCTGTCGGGGGCCAGTGCGGGGTCAGCGCTGGGCCGGATGCGGGGCCCGGAAACGCGAAGCGCCCGCCGGTGGGGACCGGCGGGCGCGGGTGTGGCTCGTTGAAAGGGAATATGATCCAGGCGCCTTTTCTTGTCAAGGAAAATATTCTTTTTCTTCCTCCAGGGCGCGGTACAGCCGGTGCGGCGTCAGGATGCCGCGGGCGTGGATGCCCAGCGTGCGCTTGACCACCTCGACGCAGGTCAGCGGTGCCGCCGGCGCCGGCCGCCGGCCGGGCTCCCGGACCCGCGCCCCGACGACGGTGAAGCCCGCCTCGCGCCACCGCTCGGCCGCGTCTTCCAGCGTCATGCCGGGGAACACCTCGACCGCCATGCGATCCGAGAGCGGATCGACCAGGACCGCGGCGCCGCGCCGCTCCAGCAGCACGAAACAGTGCCGGAAGCCGGGGCGCAGCGGCAGCAGCCGCTTCAGCCGGGTCTCGTCGGCGAAGGCGACCAGCGCCCGCTCGCGGTCGGCCGGGCGGGTGGGATCGGAAAGGTCGCTCATGCCACGATTCCCTTGCTGCGGAGAACCGGTTCGAGTCGCGCCAGCGCCTCATTCCAGAGGCGGGCGGAGCGGCGCTGCGGCCGTGACGTGCCGTCCGGGGCGGCGAAGCGCCGGCCGAAATGCATCAGCACCTTCAGGTGCGCGGGGAGCAGCGTGCGGGCCCGGTAGAGCCGGTCGACGCTGCGCAGGATGTCCGCCGTCTCGCAGGGCCGGATCGTCTCGGCGCAGCCGGCGCGGGGCCGCGCACCCTCCAGGCGTGCCGTCTCGCCGGCGACGCACCAGAACCAGGCCTCGGCCGCATTGCCGAACGGCTCGCCCTCCGCCCGGGCGCCGGAAACGGGGATCAGTCGCGGGGATGCCATGAATCTTCTCCTATTAAGTTTCGCTTTTGTTCTTATGAATTTTTGCCTACGGACCGTCAAGAAAAAATGTGTGACATTGTTCCCATGCTGAGACACGCCGACGTCTGGAACGCCATCGACAGCCTTGCGAAGCGCAAGGGCATGTCCCCCTCGGGCCTTGCCAAGCGGGCGGGCCTCGACGCGACCACCTTCAACAAGAGCAAGCGCACGACGCGCGACGGCAAGCTGCGCTGGCCGTCGACGGAAAGCGTCTCGAAGGTGCTGGCGGCGACCAGCACGACGATGGGCGAGTTCCTGGCCGACATC